CTTTTGTTTTCATAAAATATAATATAATAAATAGATAAAAAAATAAAACCAGGGGCCGCAATTTGCGACCCCAAGTAATATTTATTGCTTATAATTAAGCTGCTGTGAATAACACGAAGTTATTAGCTGCTTGAGTTACTAAACATCTCTCAGATAAGAAACTTACTTCCATCTTATCAAAAGTAGAAGTAGCTGCTCCACCAACAGAACCAGTAATCCAAGACTTCATTCTGCGGTCATCAGCTTCAGAAGCTCTGTATCGTACATGTAGAAATGGTCGTCTGATGTTAGTACCTAGCATTTGATCGTAAACTGTGCTTGTTCCAGCAGGAACCATAACACCTTTAATGTTATCAATCATACCACGAGTAGTAGCATCGTTCAAATATTTCCAATCAGTCTTGTAGAAATCATAAGAACCTCTTCTAAAACCATCGAATCCTAAGTTCAATGCCATTTCCTCAGAGTTTTCGAAAACTCCATAAGAAGTACCACCAGCTCCATAAGAGTTCTGAGCAGCTAACATATCATCAAAATCCAAAGATGTAGCTCTATCTAAGAATAACATGTTTTCTTCAATAGCCCCTTGCTTGTCAAGATTTTGCAAAATTAAATCAAAGTCTCCTAAAGCACTTCTAGCTCCAGCACCACCTGTTCCAGTTCCGTTTGCGTAGTTTTGGTATACGTTACCTCTTGCAGTAATTGCAGCAAATAACCCTTCAGTACCAGCAGTTGTAATTCCTGCTCCTAAAGCAACCTGACTAACAACACCAGAAGCGGCAGTAGCAGTTTCACCTTCAACAACAGCCATCTCTAGGTAATCTTGAAAACGTAGACGAGTTTCGCCTTCTGATTTCAAATACCATAGATATCCAGATGTTCCATCTTCAGTAGCAACTTCAACCCAACCAATTTGAGCAGCATCAGAACCACTTATTTCATAAGAATCCTTAATGATAATCGGCTTGTTGTTAAACTGCGTAAATGAAGCCTCAAGAGAACCAGTCATTCCGTCTGTACCTTTACCAAATTCAGACCCGTAAACGAATAGGTTTACAGCTCCGTTTGCAATGCTAGTTAAATTAGCAGTAGTATATGATAATACGGTAAATGTTCTAGCTGTTTGATTGATAGCAGAAACATAACATTTTAATGTTACAAATCCAGTAGCAGCATCAGCGATAACAACAGTGTTACCTACTCTTACTGACATGTTATGGTCAGAACCTAAAGTAATTGTTGAACCAGCCGCTGTTGCAGCACCACTAAGTACAACACTTAAGTTTCCTGCTCCGTTCTCATATCCGATATGTAACCTGTTTTGTTCAGACCATATAACTTGATCAGAAGTCATTGGCATCTCAGCACCAACCATACGCAAGAATCCAGATAAAGTTCTGTTTCCGTATCGCTCTACTTCAGCTTCATAAATTTCTGGTAAATACTGCTGTGCAAAATCGTTTCCGCTTCCGTCAGCAAAGTTTAAATAATTTGACGCCAAAGTTGTTTTAGTTGGCATCGGTCTTAGGCTAAATGCACCTAGTGGATCGTTTGTTCCAAATTGTCCCATTTTTTTTCTTTTTTAATTTTTAAAATTTTGTTTTTTTAATTCTTAACTTAGAAGAATCTACTCCAGTTATAGCTTTAACTTTTAACCCATTAATAAAAACACTGTCATCAGCTGTTTGTCTAGGCTTATCGGAAATGTTCTTTGAACTATTAACTATATCCTTAACTGAATCAGCTTTACCTTGCTCGTAAAAATGAGTTGCAATCTTGTCTACATTTGAAGCAGCATACATAGCTTTATGATAACCTTTGTAATCTTTAACTTCTCCGTTATCTAGAAACTTTCCAGTAAAATCAGTTAGATTAGATTGATCCGAAGCAACTTTAGTTGGGTTATTAATGCCATATCTAAATTTCTTTTCCCCGATATTGAAATCAAAACCTTTGAAATCATCGTTTAAAAGATCAGATGTAGCTTTCTTAAACCTGTCCTGCTTTTGCTCCGTTAAGCTCTGCTCTTCATTATATCGATTAAAGAAGTCTGTAGCTTTTTTTTGTTCTTGGGTAACGCCTGGTCTTAACTTAATCTCATCGTAATATTTACCCTTTAGTTCCTCCAAAAAACCTTCAGCTTCTGCAACCTCTTCTTTAAACGCAAGCTTCTTCTTGCGTACTTCTCTTTCATCATCAAGGTCTTCATCATACGAGAAGTTGTCTTCTATCAGAAAGGATATTTCCTCAGCGTCTAAGTGAGGCTTACTTTTATTATAATACTCTCTTAGTAGAGCATTGCTATCTACATTACTGTAGTCAGCATTTAATCTTACATAATCTTCTATATCGCCTCCAGTCTCTTTCATAAAAGAAACTAGCTTCTCTATATTTTCTGGAAGAGGATTTCTCTCTTCTTTTAACTCCTGAACAATGTCTTTAGTTTCTTCTTCATCGGTTACTTCTTGTATATTAGAGAACTCATCATTTTGAATGGGGATTTCCCTTGGTGATACTTCCGTTTCCACTTCTTGTATAACTCCGGCTTGTTCATCTGAAGCCACACCTGTTGTTTCTTGCTTTGTATTGGCATCTTGATTTTCTTCGCTAGAAGGTATTACCACTTTAGTTACCCCTGATTCCGCTATTTTCTTAGCAGATAAATCTAGTTTAGTAACTTCAGGCTGTTTACCTAGTTTTTTCATTGAAGGCTTTTTCTTTATTTTAAACTCCCCTTCTTGCTTTACTTCTTCTTTTTCTCCTGACATAATATAATATAATAAAAATTAAAAATTTACTTTGGGTCAAACTGGCCTAAACCAAAACCCCCACTTAATACATCATTACCTGTAGATTCAAAGTTTTTAGGTAATAAATTGTTTTTTCTTTGGTCAATCATTTCGGATTGTTGAGTTCCTGTTATTTTAACTCTTTCATCCTTCCTGTCCTCTATCTCTTTTTCTTTTAAGCTCTCGGACTCTAATCTAGCTTGAGCTAGTTGCATGTTAAAATTAAATTCGGTAGCCATCAACTCTCTTTTTATTTGAGCTTCCGTCTGCATTCTCTGTATTTCAAATTGAGATTTCGCCTGCTCTATACTTACCTTTTCGGCAGTTAAGGCCTGTTGTTTTTGCACTTCAAACATTGATGATTTTTCAGCTAATCCAGCATTTGCCTCTGCTTGTGCTTGTATGTTAGCTTGCTTTGCTTGTTGCTCGGCAGCTTGTTTTTTCTTTCTTCTGTTTTTTAGCATTTCATTTGCTAACTGAAGATTTTTGACTTGCCTTATATCTATAGCGTCCTCTAGGTCTATACCGCCTGACTGTAACGCAACCTGTATGTTTTGCTCTAGCTGTGCTTTTATCTCATCGTCTGGCTCTAGCTCTAAAAATATACCAAAGTCATGTAAGTTTAATTGGCTTATTTCAGCTAAGGTTGCAACATTAAATTTAGTTAAACTATTTTCTAGGGAATTTGCTGTTAAAGCGAACTCCAAAGAATCTGCAACTCTCATAGAAATGTTTTCGCATATCCTAAGCGATATATAACAGCTAGCCTGTAGTATGTGTCTAGTTGCAACATTAGAAGCGTTAGCGGCCATTTTCTGCAACCCTACTAAAGAATCCTTAGATGGATTAGATCCATCTCTCGCTTCATTAAGTCCTGTTACATCTCTTATCATTTGTAGGTAGTATTGATAGGTCTGTATTAAAGATTGTATCTTAGCCCCTCCACTTGATGTTTGCAGTTCTTGAATTGGAACTTTAGCCCTATTCATTTCACCATCTTGTGTCATTGATCTGCCTAATACACTACCAGTTTGAAAGTACATGTTAAGTGCTTCTGCTGGATTATAATTAGTTCCGTTACCTAGGTCAACCTCTGCTAATCCATCTACATCTAAAAAAACTCCGTCAGGAACCATCCTTGACATTACCTGTTGTAGCTTAAGGTGTGTTAGCTGAATCATATCAGCAAATCCAGTAATCTTACTTACTATAGATTCTATTCTTCCTTGATACATTCTAGGAGCACAAATAACGTAGTTCATTTCTACTTTAGTTGTGTCCGCAAACGGTCTGGTCATATTCTTAGAGAGTTCCCATTGTAGCATTGTATTAGTACCCAATACCTTAGCTCCAGTATATAATACCTCTATACTTCTTGACACCTTCTTAAACGTATCATTTTCAGGAGGATTAAAATCATCTGTCTTTTGTATTGACTTCTCTAATCCGTTAGGGCCTTGCTTTATTTTAAATACTTGATTGTTGTAAGTCTTATATTCAAAGAATAAAACTTGAACAGTGTTTCTATCGTAAGCATTCCACCCAGTAATATATTCTCTATTGCCAGGCATTTTTTCTACTCTTTCTAACTCTTCCTTTGAAATATCAGGAAATTGTTTTTTTAACTCAGGAATTGTAAGTGCTTTTACTTCACCTACATAATATATATCTTCAAAGTTCGGATCGTCTGTATAAGAATAAATTAAGCGAGCAGGGTCACAGTAGTCTAGAACGACTCCCTCAGACTTATTCCAAGTCGTCTTGGCAGCTCCAATACCTAACACGGCTAAATCATAGTTAAATCTTTTCTTTACTTCACTAAACTTATTCTTAGCTAAAACCTGATTTATAACTTCCTCTTCAGCTACCTCAATAGATTGCTTATAATCAAGTTGCATGTGAAGCGATAGCTCTTCTTCTGACTGTGGTAAGTTTTCTGGGTTTTCAGTATTAAATGTATTTACTCCGATTGCAGCGTTAAGTTGTTCAATCTGAGCTTTAGCTATCATATCTTGCATAATAGCTTCGGCATACTCAGTCCTTTTTCTTATAGCTTCAGGGTCTTGAGCGTATGCCTTTATTTCAAATTCTTTTTCAGTAATACCATTAACAACGATATCTACAAATTTAGATATAACTGGAACGGGCTGCCAATCTAAATTCAAATAAGACAAGTCGCCATTTATTGCTAATTCATCTTTATATTTCTGTACCGGCTGCTCTCCTCGTGCATAAAGTCTTAGGGTATGATAATGATTGTAGTTTTGTGAGAATCTATTTCCCATTCCACCTTGTCTAAACCACTCCGACTCTACAGCTCGTCCAACCTGTACGCCATATTCAAAGCTTGATTTTTCAGCGTCACTAACTACTTGGCTAGGAAATACACTATTTGGGTTTGCGCCTACGTTCATTTATTTATTATTTTTGAAAATTCTCCAGTATTATCGTATCTCTTAAATCCTAGATTTATATTTTTTCTTGTCACCTTATTTATCGGTGCGTATCTATTCCTGTTACAAGCCATTATAGCTAATCCAGAACTTATCGAAGCATCGTGACTGGTTCTGTTATTAATATTAAACCTAGCCCAATCTTCTAAAGTTCTCTGGAAGTATACGTCCCCCATTTCATCATCACCAAGAACCCCAACTAACTCCTCAATATATGTTTCTATTGCGGCAGCGTGTGCTTGTTTTATATCTTCACTAGAGTTTGGTATTCCTCCAATTTCTCTTTCCGTTACGGATAATTTATTTACTAGCTTGTCTGGTCTATTCATAGAATATCCTCTGTAACCTCTTCTTTTAAAGTGATATAACAATCTAGGTTTATTGTTCTCTGCAAGTATTGGCATACCGTAAAAAATACAAGCCATCAATACATCCTCAAAAAATATTTCAGCAGTTTGAGGTCTAGCTATATATTCTAAAAAGAAATGATTAGAAGGTGCGTCCTCCATACTAAACTTTGTTAACCCATGTAGAGAACCATTAGAGCCTCTATTGTCTACTGTACCTGATATATCGTAACTATCACAACCAAATGCACCTAAATGCTCGTTACCTGGATAGTTGCCCCCATTCTTTACTATAATTCTATTCTGCAATCCAATTGGTGGTATCCAGCTTATATAAAATCTACCATTCTTATTTGGCATAAATATTACCTTAGTATCCTTAACGCCCTCTTTCCATTGAAAGTTGCCTTTTGTAACTAATGTGCTAGAAGCCATAGACTCGTTGTGGTCTATCTGCTGGTAAATTTTAGTTAGATTAAATAAAGATTCCTTTGCCTCGTCTCTAAATGCGTGTTGTTCAGTACGAGGAAATTGTCTATAAAATTCATTTAAACCGTCCTGGTCTTGCTTTAATCCATCAACTTCGTTTTTCCAATAGTCGATGACCCCTTTCTTAATAGGTGTTCCATACGGATCTTCAATTGCATTCTCTGGTGTGTCGAAGACAGGCATTCCATAAGAATCAATGTATCCTTCGTAATTCCACTCCATAGGTATAAACAAAGAATATAATCCAGAAGCAGTTTGTCCGTTACTGTTTCTTTTTTCAACATCTGAGGCATAATATAATTTTTTAAAATTGCTACCACCTTTATCCAGGGCGTTACTAGTAGACCCCATCATACATTTACCAATAATCCTAGAACCTAATCTTAAGCAAGTTTTGGTTACCCTCCAGTTGTTTAATATATTATTAGGTCTTTCCCATTTGCCAGACTCATCGTGTACTAACAGCTTTAGCTTTTCCCCATCATAAGAGTTATCGCCAGTGTTTTTCCAATCTATAGTAGAATCTAATCCTTTTATTTCTTCTAGCTTTTCGTTAATATCAAGCTTTCGTCTTGTAAGCTTTGATGCTGGTACTCTATATGCTAATTCCGTCTTTGGCCTATCCATACCGTCTTGTATGGGCTTGAAGAAAAACGGATAGTTGATTGATATAGGAACAATCTTATCGGTAAACATTTTCTTTGCATCAGGCCCTGACTTTGACAATACACCATACCTTGAATCGGTTGACATTGTAGCAAGGTTAACAGTTTCTCCTGACGACATAAATGAAAATCCGCTACGCCTGTTCTTCAGGTAGCACATTCCAAAGCACCTGGTGTCAACCTTACACGCCTCCCAGAAAATATAGAATAATCTATTTGATTCTCTAAAGTCTGCATTTCCAACATCAATCTTTGACCATTGTAAATACATGTAGTGTGAACCTGTAATATAAGTAGGCTTGTTTTTGTTATAAAATAAAAACCCTTTTTCCCTTCTTTCAAATTCTGTTTCAATGTAATCGTACCAGTCCTCCTTAAATTCCTCAGAGTATTCCTTCCAATCAAATATTGTTTTTATTCTGCTTAATTCTTTAGGGTATTCAATTTTACCCCATTTATTATCTTTAAACTTATAAGTTTTCTCTTCGAGAGGTAAAGCTATTTTAAGATTTTGTATCTCATATACATCTCCAATCTTACCAGTTTTACTTATTATAACCATGTCATGGTCTTCGTCATAACCGTGCTTCCAAGACTTAGCTCTATTTTTCTTTTTTAGGGTGGCAGGCTTTATGTAATTATCCAGTACCTTATATAATGTTTGTTCGTACATATTATTCGAACTTTGCTCTCCCTTCGGCAAATCCCTTAAAATTTTGTTGTTTCTTAGAATCACCTTTTTTATCAATGTCACTTAGCATTTGCTCTTCCTCTTGTATTCTATTAAGAATTTCAAAAGCATCAAATATAGCTAATTTTTTAGTAGCCGCTGCATTTTTTAATTTATCCGCTGTTAGGTCATCATCAGAATCTACGATAGGCTCTTTAGCTACCTTAATCAATTCCTCAACCGCTTTTTGTCCAGCTTGGATTATACTCTTTTTCGTTTCCTTTACGTTCATGTTTCGCAACAATATTAATTAATTTCATACAATATAATAATTCTCCGTCTATCACAAACTCAAATTCAGATGTCGGTCTAAAAGAAACTAAATCACCCTCGTAAACTCCGAGTTTGTTTAATACCTTATTGCCGTGTTTTAATAAGCCCATAAGAGGCTTCTCCTTGCTTGTAATAAAAATATCATGGTTTACTATAGGTTTTACAAAACAGTAGTCTAAATGAGCTGTATTAGCTCCGTACATATATATTTGCTCTGGTGAGCAGGCGTACATATTTTCTTTTATAAAACTCCTACTGTTTTTCTCCTTACCTCTTATATCGTAAAACCTTCTAAAGATATTATGGTGAACGATAACTTTGTCACCAATCTTTATGTTTGTTTTTATTGATAATGGCAAGGCAACTACCTCAGCAACTTTGCTTACGCTTTTAAACTCTTCTATTTTTGTATTAACTACAAGATCTATACTTCCAACTTTGACTGTGTTATTGTATCTCCCTTCTATAGGCTTTACAATAAAATCATTTACACTTTTCATTAATAATGTAAATCGTATTCCACAGATATAGCCATGTTAGAATTAAACTTCTTCCAAGGCAATATTTCATTGTTCTTCTTTATATAAATGTTATAAGAGTTATCTTTCTCATCTAGGAGAATATCAGATATTTCATGACCTCCATACACTTGCTGTGATACAGCGTAGTGCATAGCTTCATTTTTATAATCAGAACCAATGCTGATTTTTCTTATAACACTCCCCATTATTTAATAATGTTTTCTTCAATGTCAGTATAACTACCGTCATCAAGATTAATGTTAATTCTTCCGTACTGCTTCTCTAATAGTTTTTTAGTATTATCAACTTCTTTATTTAAGTCAACTAAAACGTGAAGTATCTCGTGCTTTTGCATTTCTAGAGTTCCTAAATCTTGCTTTATTTCAGCAATTTTAGTTTGTTGTTCTCTAACTTCTTCTAATTCTTTTTCTGTTATATTCATTATATTAAATTAAACTTGATTATACTCTATTTATTATTACTTAAAGTTTTCCATTTTTCCGCTCCCCTTGAACCAAAGTAAGCAACATATACTGTTGTAGTTAAAGTTTGCAGTAAATTCACCCACCCTATATCAACTGAAAAGCTAGCGTATTCAATACTATCAACCCATATTAAGGCGACAGTCATTAATGTTAAAAATATTAATGACATTGGCCTAGTATTTTTTGACAACCAAGAATCTGAACTCATATCGGAAGCCCAACGGCTACTAACCTCTTTCATTTCAGCTATGTCTTGGTCTATAAGCTTTAGTGCCGTTTCTTTATCTTTGGGAGATAGAGATAGGTCTTTAGATATTAAATTCTTTATAATTCCAAAGGCTCCGTTAGTTGGTAGTATATCCCCAACAACATTTAAAATTCCCGGTGCTTTGTTTTTTAAAAAATGAGATATCTTAGTATCCTTAAACTTTTTTTTAGACATTGTATTTTTTATCTTTATATTTAGTTTTTGATTTACTATAAGCCTCCCTCTCCCAAGGAGAATTTTTTGGGCTAGCCATAGCTATCTTACTATCTTTCTTTGAATAAGTTTTCCCTTTCCAGTATATATTATCATCATCGTAATCTAAGTCTCCTCTAGACATTTGGTTAATATGAACCTTTTCGTGGTCAATAACTTCCTTATGAAACTCAGGGTTTAACTTACTATTAACCACTATAGAGCCATTATTATTACTTTGACCTAGAATACCATCACCTAAATCTGTCTCATAGATAGGTGTAGATTCTTTTTTATATGGGGCCCCTTGTAGTTTAAAAGCCATAACTATTTCATGTGTTTGCCGATTTGACTACCTGATTTTCTAATGTTATTACCTATAGGTAATTTTCCTGAGCCCATTGAAGTGCCAGCACTTTTCATTGCTAATTCACCTGTTAGGTTAGTCCCTAAGCTTTTATTATAAGAGGCTGTAGCGGCATTAGTTACTCTTAACTTTTCTTCGTCTATTTTTTTTTGCAATGCAGGGGATGAAACACCTTCTCCTGTTATTTTGATGTTGTCATCTATAGCTTTATCTTGATTAAACTTCAATTGATTTTTGTATAAGCGTTCCCCTCGCCCTTCTAAAATTCTTTTTGTCTGCTTTTGATCCGAAGCAGCAAAAGTATTGAATAGCTCACTATCTACAAAATCAGATGAGACTGTATTTAAAAGATCATCTGGAGATTTTTTTAATTCACCGTAATATTCTTTTGCTTTATCAAATAATTTACCCATAATTTTTATTTATTTGAAGCTCGGTTATCAATAGGCATATATTTTAAATCAGCACTCATATTCATTCCACTGCCTTTCATATGCTTAGAAATCTGACAACCACTCTTCATATTAACACCGTTACCCATAGATGTTCCTGACATGTAAATACTAGACTTCATAGAAGGCCCTTCTCCAGCAGCTTCTTTTACAGCCATCTTTTTTTCGTATCTACCTTCTTTAGTGTCTCCATCTACAATAGCATTACGAGCGTAATCTTGTGCAATTCTTTTTCTTGACTTATCCATATCTATTATTTATTTATTTATTTATTTATTTTTAACAATTCCACCTTCTTCTTGCTGCTAATCCTCTTTCACCTTTCCAGCCTTTTGACCTAGCACAAAAAGATTTCCTTCTTCCAGCGTCTTTGCTACCTGCTTTAATCTTAGATGGGTCTTTAGTTACAGCAGTTTGCAGCTTGCTTCCAGGATTATCCTTTCGATATTTTTTAACACCCTTCTCAGTCATTCCACCACCTGCATCAGTTCCTGTACCTGTAGGATTTGCTTTATTATAGTAGCCTAACGACTTCTTTTTTGAAGGAGCTGGTGGTTTACTTTTTGCTAGGAAGGGACTGCCATGTTGCGTGTAAGCCATTATATTGCCTTATATTTAGTTTTACCATTATGCTTATAAGCCTTCAACCTAACATTTCTATTCTCCTCTTCAGAAACATAAGACACATGTATCCAGCTTGGATTCTCATCCGAACCAAATTCCCAAATCATTTGATCATAAGATAGGTTGTCTTTAATAAAGTTATACATTTCTGCATTTGTTTTGTGACCATAAGAATCATCTAAATCAAAAGCTTCGCCTTTACAATGCTGCGAGGATAAACTTCCCCCAATCGCAGTATTCAATTTTTTGGATCTGAAGAAACTGTTAATTCTTATCGGCCCTCCTACATACTTTCTAAGAGGCTCAAATATTTCCTCAGACAATAATACCATATTAAGTAATTGAACGGCATTAGGGCTATTGTCAATATCTAATCGGCTAGCTGTAGAGCTTCTTGTTCCCTCCTTGTATGATACATATTTACTTATTTCCATTCCTTTTATTTTTATAAAAATAAATCCACTTATATGAAGTGTATGCTATTGTTAATGCTAGTAAGAATATTTTTAATAATACCTCTACTTCGGTTAATGTTATAAACATTACTATAGTGCTCAGTGTGTATACCTTCAAGTCAGTTACTCCCATTAGTTCATACCTAAGCCGCCTGTACCTTTAGCTATCTTAGTGATAGGGCCTGGTATATAAGCTGGTTCGTTGTGAGCCAATAGCTGTATACCGTTTGCTCCACTACTAGACCCTTTACCTTTTGGCATTGAATCTAAATCTAGGGGGCCATCCCATATGGCATCACTTCCTTGTTCTGGAGAATATAATCGTTTTCCTTTTTTCATAGCTTATGTTATTTGTTTTTCAACTGTTTAGATTTACTTAATACTTGGAAGACCCAAAAGATATTTACCAACAACACCCAAACCTTTTTTAGCTGAACCTTTAATTGTCTTTGGGAAATTGTTTATCGAAGATGCAACTGAATTATTTGACTTAACCGTTTTAGGTTTAGAACTTTTAGTTAAACCTTTACCAGTTCCAGTTCCAATTCCTTTATACTTACTATATGAGTTCATCTTTTCTTTGTAAGTAAGTGGTTTGTCATCTCGTAATACAGTATTTTTACCAACTTCAGGATTTCGTAATACAGTATTTTTACCAACTTTAGTTGACCCTTTAGTACCTGTAGTTGACCTTTTAGTACCTGTAGTTGACCCTTTAGTACCTGTAGTTGACCTTTTAGTTGATGCTTTTACTTTATATTGATCTTTATTTATATTTAATGGAATCACGTTCTGAGACGTAATCTGATTCATACTTGTAGTTGATTCTTGTTTTTTTGTAAGTTTGGTTGATATTGGTTTAACTTCATCACCTCTTCTTATTTTACCTGCTTTAAGCTTTTCCGCTTTTGTGTTATCTGTTTTGCCTTTATAAGTAGGGTCAATTCTAGTTGCTCTTTTTTCTTGTCGATATGCATAACCAGCTTCTCTTTTTTCTAATCTAGCGGCCTTAGCAAGATTTCCTCTTCCTTGGGCTTTTTTAATCTTGGAATCAAACTTAGCAGTTGACCTTGGACTTTTGTCCATCTTGTTTACCATTATACCTATTGCAGTACCTGCCTGAGTACCAGCACTACCACTAGCAAGACCAGATAATACTCCAGCATCTTGACCAACTTTTTTACCAGTTTTATCTAGTAATTTAGTACCTGCACTATAAGCCCCAGTTTCTTTTTCCTTAGTCTTCTTGCTACCAGTTTTAATTAATTCATTCTCTCTTTCTGGAAGTGCTTTAGCTCCAGTTCCATCAAAGAAATTGTCTTGTGTCTTAGTATTTTTACCAAGAGCTCCTTCAGTAATCCAAGAATTAGACCTTTTTTCCGCCTCGTCTTCCGCTTGCTTTCTAGCCTTCGTTAACGCTTCTTTCCCCTCATTTAAGGTTTGTCCTGAAACAGAAACGTTACTTTTTTCTTCACCTGTAAGATTAAGGTTTGCTTTTAATGATTTAGCATAAATCATTGATTTTGTTTTGTATCCCATTATTATTTCTGTTTATTGTTATAGTGATTTATCGTTGTTTACGTTTTTTATTGATTTTATAAGAACTTTA